CGTCATATACAACGTATTTACCTTTTAAAATGTTTATTCCTTGTACAAACTCCCACTTACTGTAATAGCAGTCTTCAAGTCCTAGGAAGTTAGTTGAATAGTATGATGTATCATTTGTAGTAGCCTTTTTACCATCTCTATTACCCAATGTAATAGTTGCTCCAGTAACTCCATAATTATATCTTTTGGTTCCACCAGAACAGGGTATTGCTGAATTAGAAGTACTGATGTTAGTGGTTTTATAGTAAGCACAAAACATTCTAGCTATAGTAGCATGAGATCTATAATCTCCAATACTCCATAAAGGACCATTTGACTTAGCTTGAGATATAAATGTAGCCATTGTTTGTGAAGCAGTAGACGCTACACCCCATACAGACATTAAAGTTCCATCAGTATTAGTATAAGCCTCAAAAGTACTTAACAACATTTCAGGTTCTTCGATATAACCACTATCAATTTGTTGTTCAGAAATATAAGTTCTCCAAATGCCAGGTGATCTTTCAACAGTTTTATGATAGTATTTTGGGAAATACACCATTCTATTTTCTTTTCTAGAAAGGTCAATATCAATAGCAGAACCATCGGGCCAATTAGCACTATTTTCTTCATTACAATAACTAATTAATGCAGCATCATCTCCATAGGGTTTAGCAATACATCTCTTAAACTTACTTCTTAATGATTCAATTACATTTCTATTACCACCTGTCAGACACGTTGTGGATGAAGCATTTTCATTGTTTTCATACCAATACGCTAGAGTGTCTTCTAGATTGTTATCGGTTGCAATTCGATTACAATACCAAACTTTATTGTATGTACCAAATAAATATGATTCTCCATTTAATGCATTATATTGTGCACTACAATATGTAGGTAATAATGTTGTTTCATCAAGCCCATTATTACTATACAAGGATACTATACACCAACCATGACTATTAGGAGTTATTTTTCCTTGAATACTTATACTACCTTTGTTTTTATAATTTCTAATAGCCCATTTACATATTGCTTGCAAATAGTCCACCGTAGGATGACCAGCGGTCTCATAATCTTCTCTTAGTAAATCATTTTCAATCAGAGTAGTCCACGTTGGGAAATTAGCGTACAATGCTACATTGTAATTTTCAAATCCAGCATGGTATCCATCCAAAGTATCAGCATCTAATCCACTACCTGTACCATCATTACCAGCGTGCCATACTTTTCCGTCTACACCATTTGTTAAGTATTTTAATTCTCCATCATTTGCAATGTGAAATCTACTAGAGGATCCATAATTGTACATACTTGTACCGTGAGTATTGTGATAACCAAATGAACCTTTATTGTTATCATCAATATCCATACGAACAAATATTTCATCATTTTCTGGAGTATCACTAGTTTCTTTAGCTAAACGTAAAGTAAAGCCTGTACTTGCTGGCGTTTTTATGTTTAATCTGCCACTCATAGTATCACCAGTCTTTTTCACATATCTAGCATCACTAGTATCTTGTGTCATTGCTGTGATACCTTTAGCAAAAGCTATTTTTGTACCATTCTTAGTAACTGTAGTAATTACATTACCTGTACCAGTTACTTCAATTGTCTCAAGTTTGTTTGCTTTTATGTTGGTAATATCCTGAGTAATAGTAGAATCATCATAGTTACTTAACCCATCAAGCTTAGTCTTATCAGCAGCAGACATTACACCTGCAGTAGTACCGGTAGCTTTGTTAATAGTAAGTACTTGATTGGAATTGCTATCTGTAACAGGATCTTTAATATTCAATGTAATAGCAGCATTGTTTGCATCTTGTGTGAAGCTACCACTAGTTACATAACTATTAAGATTATCTACTTTATTTTTATCAGCATTACTATAGTCATTAGTAGATAAATCTTTACCTTGTACTTGATGAACAAATCTTGCATCAGCATCTACTTTACTATAACTATCAAATGTAAAGTCATAATCCTCATCAGTATCCATCCAGATTATTTCATCATTAGTAGGTTCATTTGGACCAATTGCAACATCCTCTGGAATAGTTACATTCTTATTAACAACATTGAGTTCTACTCTTTTAGTAATAGTCTCAATCTTATTAACTTGTGCACCTGCTTCAATACCTTGTAACTTTGCAAAATCTTCTTTGGACATCAAACCATTAGCAGTTAATGAAGATAATTCAGCAGTACCTCCTAATGCATCCCAACCTTCACTTGTCCATGCGTAGTTAGTATCGTTCTTACGAACATTCCATACATCACCAATCACATTACCTTCAGTAGGTAAATCTTCAATCGTATCTACAGATCCTTTGAAAATATATACAGAAGTAAACTTACTGTCTACTTGGGATTTATTATAGTAATTGTTGGCAAGATCATCAGATACTACCTTTATGTTAGCGTCAGTTTGATCCTTAGTATAATACCTAGTATCATGAGTATGAGTAGTTACTTCACCTACTAATACAGCTTCAATAGCTGCTTTACTAAGTTCAGCATCTTTACCGGGTTCTCCTTGAGGTCCTTGGAATCTACCCATGTTAACCCATTCTGTACCATTCCAAAAGTATAAGTCTGTACCAACAATATAAGAATCACTAAGCTGTGGGTCTACAATGTCATTTAAATCTTCTGGACTATTAAGACTACCTTTCAAGAGAATACCTGAAGATGGCCAACCTGTATTTACATATACATCGTCAACTTCATCCCAAAGATACCAATACCCATCTTCTCCTACTTTGGGAGGATTGTCTGCGTATTCCTTAGCTCTCGCTGCTTGAGTATTAGCATTATTAGCAGCAGTAGTAGCATTTGTAGTAGCCTGTTGTGCAGCTGTTTTAGCCTCATTTACGGCAGTTATAGCATCAGCTGTATTCTTTTCCCTTGCAGCCTCTTGAGTCTCTCTAACAGCCTCATTTGCCTGTCTAGTGGATTCATTTGATACCCTTTCTTGTTCTGCTGTATCACGAGCTGTTTCTGCTTCTACACGCTTAGCTTCTTCCTCTTTTCTAGAAGTTTCAGCAGTTACTCTTTCACTTTCAGATGCAACTCTAATTGCTTCATTAGCTATACGTTCTTTTTCCTTAGTGTTACGTTCACTTTCAGAATTTGCCCTTAATTGCTCTGCTGCTGCTCTTGCACCTTCCGCTTCTACACGATCTGACTCTGCATTAACCCTACTAGACTCTGCTTCTTTTCTAGAAGTTTCAGCAGCAATACGAGCATTCTCAGCAGTTGCCCTTTTAGACTCTTCTGCTTTCCTACTGTCTTCATTGGAGATACGTGTATTCTCATTGCTTACTCTGGTATTCTCAGCATTAACTCTACCTTGTTCCGCAGTAACACGTAATGCTTCTGCTTCCTTAACAGCTTGCTCAGTAGCTTCTACTTTAGCTTTAGCATCTAATGCTTCTGCTGCTGCATCTAATGCGGGTTGTTTTAATGACTGAACCCACTCTTCTTCAGTACCTACAAAACCATGTTGTACTGCAACTTCATATGCTGACCAACCTTGAATACCTTGCATACCAGATAAGTCAACAATAAACTTCCAACCACTTTGAGTCTTTAAGTAAACCTTAGCATCATCAGGATCTTCTACATCATTAGCATTAATAATTACATATTCACCTAACTTTACATCAGCAGTACCCCAGTCAGCTTCCATTGCTTCTATTGAAGGATATTCCTTCTTGTAAGTGAAAGCATCACCAATAGCAGATATACCAGTATTAACATATTGTTTAGTGTCGTAGTTATAGATCCACCAATCATTATCTACGATCTTTGGTGGATTACTAGCAATCTCTTCAGCTTTTTCAGTAGCAGCTATAGCATCGTCAACTATACCTTCAATTTCTTTTACAGCTTGATCAGCTTTATCTGCAGCTTCATTTGCTTTGTTAGCTGCTTCTAGTGCAGCAACAGCAGCATCTTCAGATGCTTTACTTAAGCTATCAATCCAATCTTGTTCACTACCTTTGAAACCTAATTTAACTGCAATATCGTAAGCACTAAGACCACGAGCTTCTATACCTGTATCTACATATACTTTGTTGATAGGATCATAAGTAAACCAATGATCATTCTCACCTATGTATGGGGACTCTGCAGTAGCTTTTACTCCAGTATCTCTATTGTCTACCCACCAGTTGCCATTAGAACCAATAAATGGTGGTACATAGTCATCTTTACTTACATCAAAGAGTACAACCCATTTTTCTATATCACGATTGTAAACTTTAATTATTCTACCTTTTGAATCTGCTCCCAAGTCAATCCAGTACCCAACCTGATCTGGATTGGGTACGGTTATACTTGCAAACCACTCATAATATACATTATTCTTAATCATATTAAACTATATATGGATTTTCCTCTTTTATTGTTTGTATTGCTTCTAACCACTTGTTATAGTACTCAGTAGCTTTCTCATCATTACCTAATGCTGTATTTTTTACATACCCCATATAAAGAGGGTCTGCAACACTTTTATAATCCTTTTCTCTATTTTTCTCTATCTCGATATTTTTATTAATTTTTATATCTTCTATTTCTTCCTGAGTAAGAGGAAGCATGTAAAAAAGATGATATAAATCATAATCTTTATGAGAATTATAGAATTCAATTTGTTCTAATGATGCTGGCATCATTTTACCTTCTAGGATATCATCATAACTAGTTGCAATATTTTCAGGAAGAATACTCTCATACCATTCTTTTGTACCTATTGTCATTCCTCCTGCAAAAAATACATAATATTGTTCGTTTTCCATAATAAGTGTTTTATTGATAAGCTAAAAATATAATATCTACTGCATCATTTCCTTTCAACCCAGGTCTATGACTTTTATTATCTGTGTCTATAAATATAATATCGCAAGAATTTGAAGATCTACTAGTTACTCCTGTAGAACCAACAAAAGCACCAACAGTAGATCTTTTACTGCCTATAGCATATGCTATATAATTAGTATTTCCAATGTTATGGTTTACTCGTATAGTACCCTCGTTTACATTTGAAATACTGGATACTTTTTTTCCACCAACTGTATACACGTTTTGTATTGATGAATTAGTACCACTATAATAGCAAATACAAACAACGCCAGGGCCAAACCAAGAACCACGATAAGCTTCATCTACTGTAATTTTTTTACAAGATAGAGTACCTGTTATAGTGGCATTATTTGCTACCATAGAACCATCTTGATACACTCTAAAAGGAGCCCAGAATCTATTTCCTTGTGAAGTACCATCATCAAATGGTTTACCTGCCCATATTCGTACTTCGCCACTAGCATTTCCATAACCTGAAATACCTGCAGTAGCTCTACCATTACTATCCATTGGGCCTAAGGTAATGATACCTCCTTTGAACATATTTATTTTACCTTTATTATAACGAGTTTGCCCATTAACAGTAGTAATACTTGCTAGTAGATCATCATCCCCAATAGCTATCACTTGTGCAGCAGAACCTGCGTCATTACCAGGATCTAATACAACGCATTTATTAGCAGAATATATAACACCAGTTGGGTCAAAATTCCAACCTGCTATAGTAGCAGTTTGTGCTAATAATAAATCTGTTGCAACCATTTCAAAAGAAGACATTACCTTAAATCCGCTAATTTTATCAGTAGAACCTTTACTTTTTACAATGTAGTATTGACCATTATATTTAACAACATCTCTTCTATCTTCATTCCAGTAATAAGTTTTACTACTGCTAAACTCTCCTCTGAATGTTAATGCTGGTCCTGCTGGACCTGTTTCACCTTGCGCAGGTCTACCTTGTACCCAGCCAAGAGAGGAATCATAATAATACCAATATCCATTCAAAATGTACGGAGAATGCCCATCATTACCATCAGCTCCATCAGCTCCATTAGCTCCGTCTTTACCGGAAAATTTAACTGGTTCTGTCCATCTATAAGATGTATTTGGTATTAGATCTATAGAATTAGTATTTGGATTATAAGTACCTTTACTTGACCAAGTAGTATAGCTACTTAGATAATGTGCATCTAATGACCAGTTGTATGCGCCTGTTGCAGTAGGTAATGTGGTAAACGTTGGCCTAGAAGGTGTACTATTACTACAGATATAAATAGTAACTTCTTGTTTACCATTTTGACCAGTAATTCCCTGTTTACTCTTGGATATTACAAAATCTACTGTGTCTACTTTTGTATTTGATCCTTTTACAGTTGTATAAAAATCTATTTTATATACTAAAGCATCTGAAGTAAACGCAGAAAGTTTATCTGTAGGATAGCTTAATTCTTTTGTACTACTATTATAATTTAAAGATGGACCTGTTCCATAGTAAGGGGTTCCATAACCTTGCAATGTATAATTGGTTACTTCCTCATTACCATATCTTAATCTACTAGTTGTAGTTGCTACTCTAGCGGCATCAGCAGTGAAGTTACCGTTCTCATCAGTTACAATAGAACAGTTTTCATTTTGTAACGAACCACGATAAACATTTTCTCCATCTCTTACTTTGTTAATAGTTATGAAATCATAAAATTCGTTACCAACTGAATCTGTAACTACACACTTGAAAGTGACTTCATCAGCAATGTTCATCCATGCAGAGTTATATTGTACTCGTAATGTTGGACCTACTTCGTTCTGAATTAAATTCCAACTGTATTTACCAGCCTCACTATAATACCACTTATAAGTTGCACCATTAACATTTGTAGTAGATGTTGAAATATCTATATAAGTTGGATTTGGTACAGTTTCACCACTCTTGTAATGAAAATATTGTTCGCCAGTCATTGTCATATACATAGCATCTTCACCATTGAACCCATTTTCACCATCTTTTGTAGTACCTATATACCATACTTTATCGATAGCGTATCCATCTTCCAAAGTAACACCAATGGTTATTTCTGCAGTGGTAGAGTTTAAAGTATCTAAATACACCCTATTAGATGCTAAATCGACATGAGCTGTAGCAGTTCCTTTTACAGACTTAATTGTCATATTTTTGATACTTATTGCATTTATACCATGATATGCCATAACATCTGTATATATCTCACTTATTACTATTTTTGGATTACCAGATTCGTCATAAGGAATTACAGCAGTACCATTACTTAAGTCTACATAATAAGCATCTGCCCCTTCAGCGCCATTAAACAATTTCGCAAGCTGTACATCATCATAATACTCACCACCATCTGAATTAGTTACTGTACATCTTAATGATAATGTCCTTTGACCCTTATTTAATGAAGTGTAAAATACCTCTAATGAACTATAAGTTCCCATAGTTACTCCGGTATCTAATCTTGTCCATTTAAAAGATGGATTAGTCATACCATGCACATTTGCCATGAGACTTATAGTAGATGGAGTTGGTGTTCCACTATCGTCAGGTGTTTCATATAAGAATAGTCTGTCACCAGTAATTTCTACCCATTTAGCAACATCATCACTTGGAGTACCTGCTTCACCTTTTGATACTTGTTTCTGCCAATCATCTTCTTCATCTTTTGGTTCTGCTGTAGTACCATCTGGTTTCATACAAATCCACAAACTACCATTATGACTTACTTGATCATAATAGTAATAAGTATTACCAGAAACCCAAATACCTTTATATACAGGTACTCTAACGATTCCTGTGTCAGAAGTTTGATAAATTGTACCTACAAATTTAGTTTGTTCTCCACCAATTACAACTCTTTCTCTTACTACCCCAGCTACAGGATCATCCGCTAGAGTAAACTCATCGATACCTTTGTAAAATGTCAATCTAGGAGCATTCATACCTTTAGCACTAATATAGATCGCATTACGACGCTCATCCATTTGTAAGTTATAATCTGGATCAGCTTCATACATGTGCCCTAACTGAAGTATAGTATCTCCTTCTCCTGGCTCTGAGCTATTTGGTTCACATACATCCTTTGATAATACAATGTAATCTCTTCCAACTTCATTAACTTTACGCCAATATCTTTTAACATTTTTGCCATCAAACTGTTGGCATATTGCCATATCATTAACTACAAATTCATTGTACTTAGTTCCATCTTCTGTATCAAAATAGCATTTATATCCATCAGCAAGTGTTTCTACTTTAGTACATTTCATGTCTCCTAAAGTAACCAACAAATCTCCTCCAACAGCCTTTATTTCATTTACTGTAAGTTCATTAACTGTCATGTTACCTCTTACAAATAAATTATCAAGCTCTAAATTCCATTTAGTTCCAAAAGGATACAAACTAGCGCCTTGTCCATCCCAACCAGATCTAAATATTGTTCCACCCTGTAAACCATTTTTAAAGTCTATTCTACCTTCTGCAGTATCCCCATATTTATTTAAAAAGGTCTTTTCAGTTTTTAAAGAAGTATACAATGTACCATCAGAAGGTTGAGTTGTTTCTGTTGATTTAATTACAGGTAAAGAACCAGAACTGCTAGCTACTGCTTCTACTTGATTTTCAAGTTTAGACAATGCTTGATTTAACGTATCAGATGTAGCTAATGGAGATGCATCGTTTGCTTTATAATAACCAGATAAAGGAAATATTGTAGCAGTACTTTGGGTATGATATCCTGGAGCAGATCCACTACCACCCCCATTTGCAATAAGTTCAGATAATGCTGTAATAGTATTTTCAGCTACTGTGAGTCTATTGAGAGCATCCTGTAATTGTTGTAATGTAGATCTATTATCAATATCATCTATCCACTCTTGCATAGTACCACCAATCTCTGACATATCGGTGTCATGCTTAGTATCTAAAGTAATGATCTTATTATTCAATACATCATAGTAACTAGTAATAGCACTATTAAGATTAGTAGTTACACTAGTATCTCCTTCTACTATCTTATTACTAAGATCTTTATAATTATCATTTACTTTAGTATCTAGTATCTCAACATCTTCTTCTACAGCATCTACTCTCTCATTAGTAGCAAATGTACCTGATAGTGATGTAGTAAAGCTTCCACTAGTAATATTTTTATTACTACCATCTTGTACAAGGGTAATGAGGTCTTGCTCTTGCAGCTTAGTTGTTAGTTCAAATTGTGATATCTTTTTATTCATATTACTCTTGGATTATATGTTCTTCAATTTCTGTAAGAATACAATTATTATCAATGTCTTGTATTTCATAGAAATTTATTTGTTTTTTTAAACAGTTAATGTACCCACCAATCTTAATCAAATCTTCCTGAGTAAAAGGAAAATCTGGATCATTTTTCTTTAAGTCAGATTCAAGTTGATTATATATAACTTCTAAATGAGGAATAAGTACTATATTAGTAACAGATGTATTATCAATATCAACATTCATTTTGGTAGAATCATTAATCTGTTTACCTACCTTATTTACATATTGTGCATGATCCATTACTACAGTTTTTACAAGTATTACAATTTATTGTACAATTACAGGTTCTCATACCAAGTAGGTTTAACATTTCTTTATAATACATATCAGCATCCTCTGTCAGACCTAACTTTGTGGCATTGTCATATAATTCCTTCTTAAATAAGAACATCATAATACGCTCTTTCATTTTATTATCAAGGCAATTATAACAATATCTGGTAAGTAATTTTACTTCCGCTAAATATAATGATTCTTCCATATTTTTTTAAAATAAAAAAGGGAGCATGGGGGAATACCCCAAGCCCCCTTGTGAGTTAATAAGTTTAAAAGTTAGGCTTTAGCAACAAATGCTTTTAATGCTGTTTCAAAAGCAGAACCAGAAATTTTATCTTTATTAACATAAATCTCTGCAGATAGCGGAGTAGTTTTGATGTACTGATTATCGTTGCTTAAATACAAGTTATTCCACTCTAAAGTAAGAGTATCATATTCTGCACTCAGATCTGATCTGAATTCAGGAGCAATATACGGATAGATAGCATTAGCACGGTACTGAATACCTTCGTAACCAAGATTCCAATTCTCACGATCTCTTACGATATAAGCATTACCACGACCCGGAGTACCCTGAGTCTTAGCAATCGTCAAATTAGAAATAGGATACATTACATTGCTTAACAAACCAGAAGGGATTGTTTTCCACATGAAAACATCCATAGATACTTGGCAATAACCAGCATCTAAAGTAATTCCCTGATTGTACGGAATTTCCTTTGCAGTCAATGTTAATACTGCAGCAGCACTAGTAGCTACTACTCTGGCTTGTTTATGACTATTGATCTTATTCTTGAAAGAAGTGATCAAATCTGTTGCATTAGTAGTTTTAGCAATTACCTCATAAGTATGAGTAAACTGACCCGGAGCTTCGTGAATGTCATTGTAAACAATGCGCAATACATAGCGATGTCCTACTTCAGGAGTAATATCAGTTGCAGTAATTACTACTTTATCTTCAGCCTTAGCAACAAACTCAGTGAATACCATAGACGGTTTAGAACCTTTCTGAATCGGCATACTATAGTTAATAACCGACTTTGTAGATTTTGTACCCTCTTGATCGTATACATCTTCTTTACCAACACAAACACCAATGTAAAGTGCAGTGGCAGCTTCTGCCTCAGATGCAGATTTAACAATTACTTTGTTCTCATTGAACAATGCGATATCACCGTCAACTAAAGCATCTACAGTAGTATAAGAAGCCGGAGCTGTCTTAGCGATAAGTACTTTATTTACGTGTTGTAACATTTTATTTAAATTTAATAGTTAAACATTGAGCTCAGTTTAACTTATTTTAGTTCTTCTACTTTGCTTTCGCATTTCCTCGTTAAACTAAACTTTTCGTATATTACTCCATACTATTTACTTCGTTAATATACGATTGATATCTAGGATTAGCCTCATTCTCCAAATACAACTCAACCGCTAACTTTACTATCTCATCATGAGTTGATGCTGGCATATCCTTGTACTCCTCAAACGGAGCATCAGTGAGGCTAATCTTATTGGGTATTCTCAAGTATGTGAGAATATAATTTCTTATATGGTAATTACCATCTGTATATAAATGAATAGTATTACCTTCATATAGTCTTAATGGTCTAGCAGATCTACCATGTAATCTATATTCTGACAAAGTATTTTGTCTTTGTCTATCAATGTTTTCTACAGTAGCCTCTAACACATCTGTGTTCTTAGTTCTTGGTTGACCACTTGGACCAACAGGCCAACAATGATCATAACTAAATATTACAGCTGTTTCACCTAAAGTAGTCATATAATCTTCTGGTAGAGTAACTGTATACTCTTCTGGATAGGTTGTGAATTGATAAGACTTTCTTGTAACCAAACTACGAAGATCATCAATTCTCTTTTGATCTTGTTCAAAACCAGTTTGCTTAAAATTGATACCAGAGTATCTAGTTTTAATAAACTTAATTAAACCAGCTGTTAACCAATATTCAATATCTGAAGTAGTAGGTTTCGTTAGATTACTATCTAACTGAGCTATTTCTAATTCAAATGCTTCTTGTAAGTCAATGTACCTCATTATTGTTGATTATTTGGTTGTTTTACTTGTAATCTATATTTACCTTCAGTAATAAACATATTAACTGCTAAATCTACAATTTCACTATGAATTGATTCTGGTAGTTCACATTTACTAGCTCCATCGGTAGTATTAAATCTTAATGGCTTCCTGTAGTAAGTCAATGTAACATTACCTAATGTAGTATATGCATCTACTGCTACTTCTATATAGTTATATTTAGTAGTAGGATCTGATACTAATGCAACAGCAGGTTGCCTAATGATAGGTGTATTGTATGCAGTTTTAATAAACTTACCAAGATCCCTATACTTAACTAATTGATTGTCTACCCTAACAAAATCTTTATATTGTTTGTATGTACCTTTTACTTTACTAAAGGAGTGTACATATAAGAAATATTCTTCAGTAGATACATATGGTAATCTGTATCTTGTGAAACCATTAAGAGTAGTACCTGTTGCGGTCAACTCTTTTTCTACTAATAAACTTTTAATAGAATCTGTATTTCTAGTATGTATGTTAGTTTCAGTTTCCATCTGATCATCACCAACATAGTTCATCATTACATACCTATCTTGAGCTTCATTTAGTATTGAAAATATAAGATCAGAGTTAGGTTTCTCATCTATAATAAGATCTGGGCTAATAAGTTGAATTCGTCTTTCGAATTCCATTTGCATTTCCTTACTACTCATATTACTCTGATAATTGTGCTACGTACTGTGGATGTGTTTGAGTTCTTGGAGATTCAATATTCTCAATTGCCATGTCAGCAGCTAATTTAACTACTTCATATTGCATATACTCTGGAATTTCATCTAGAGTAGACGTAATATCTTGATTATTAATCTTTCTTGGGTATGCTAGATAAGTAATATCTATAGTATAGGGACCTACCATAAGATCCCTATCTATAAATACTATTAACTTATTATCCTCCAGTATTGCTACAGGTTCTTCAATCCAAGGTTTATTATTATAAGTTTCTAAGAATCTAGTAGCTTGTTCGTGACTAATAAGTTTTACTGTAGCTATTTTATTACTACCAAAATGTAAAATTCCTTCTAAGAAGTACATACGCTTATCTTGAGTATCATCACCATAAGTAATACTAGATTTGAAATTATTCATAGTAAGTCTATTACTTATAGGTTCACTTAGTAAAGACAATCCTTTATCAGTTTTCACTAAACCTTCTAAGTCTGCTACTCTTTTTATATTACCTTCAAATGGTATTCTAAGAGTATTATTACCAGTAACTTTAGTAGCTATCTTACTTAGATATGCTGTGTATAACCAATAATCAATTTCCTCAGGTAAGAAAGATGGACAGCCAGATATACCAATATTAACGGCATTTTTATCTGCTTCAATCTTAAATGCTATATGTGCTTCTAATACTGTCATATTACTTAGATTCTATTTCTTGCATGATAGCTAGTCTTATATCTTGATTCTTTTTATCATCAAGCATTAGTACAGCTTCATCCATACTTCGACCGATTACATCAGTACCATAGTAATACATATTCTTATTCTTACGAATAATATTTTTACTAATAGCTGCTTCGATCAAGTATTGAGTTTCTTTATTCTTATTATTTACCCACAGTAGTAAATATCTCTGTGGATCATTTTCAATAAGTTCGTTCAGCTTACTTTCAACTAACTCATTACTAATTGAATCTGACTTAATACCATAAAGTCTAAGACATTTACGCATTTCTTCAAGAGACATCTTAGTAAACGCTGAATAAGCCTCACGTTTAACTTTAAATTTCTTATTATTCTCTTCTGCTTCTGCTTGAGAATTACTTAGCAAGTAGTCAGTACTTGGTGTAATATTACTAGTGCCAAATGCTACTCTTTTATGATTTTTTAAGAATAAGTACTTTAATTCATCCTCTGGTTTCTCTGTATGTATATACAGATCCTTATTACCTAACTTAACTGAATAAGTAGCCCAGAATGGACTATATGGTGCTAAATGACCTTCTGGATAACCAATAGCTTTTTCAAGTCTACGAGCATCTTCTTCTGTCAAACCAGTATATCTATTTCCTGATCTAGTCCAATACGGACCAATATAATCACCACAATTTTTGAACTTTGAAATACCAACCCAAGGGTTAGTTCTAATAAATCTTAACGTTGCTTCCATATATTCTTAATTAAATATAGATTTTAAACCTGTTAATAAAAAAATATAGGGGCTATTACGCCCCTATAAGTTATATTGTATAATATTGGCGTACTTGTTTAAATACGTGGATTAACCCTCAGCGTCCATGATCAACTCACCACAGCCACGCGGATCTCTCAACATAATACCCATCTCACCTAAGAAGTGAACAGAGTAACCGTCTTTTGCATTAGAACGCAAAGTGTTGATAGATTTTGCAGGACCTGCAGGAGAAATAGAACCACCAGTATACCACTGCATGAACTCACGACCCTTACGTACTACCTTAACAATGTTTGCTTCGCCATCTCTACGACTTACATCCAAGAATGTAAAACGATAAGACTCAAGCGGCTTACCAGAAAGCGGGTGTAACAAACGATTGAACGTAGTGTTGTCATACAACGGGAAGTGTTTCAACGTCAACTCAATACCATTATTCATCTTGTATGTTACAAACTGACCACCTAAAGTCAACTCTTGACCACTACCACTAATGAACTTAGTATCGATTACATTCATCGTAGCTGCTTTTTGTTTCAATACACGGTCAAACTCGCGAATACCCATCTCACCAGTTAAGGCTACGAACTTACGCTCATTAGTACCAAGAATATTGTAAGACAGATCAAACAAGAAGTCCTCAAGCAACTCTGTTGTCAACTCAGTGTAATAACGTCTATTAGACGGTGCAATCTGCTCAAGCAAACCAGCTGGCAAGTAAACAGGACGACCATTAGTACCCTTCAAAGAGAAAGTACCATCAGCGTTACGATTTGACTTAGAGTAAACCATCATCATCTCACAACGTTTTCTCCATTCACGCATTGCCACCCATTCTTGATAGTCAGACCACAAATAAGATTTCTTACCTGTTTTAGGATCCTTCAATGCAATCCACAATACAGTTGCATAAGCCGTACCTGTAATATCATAACTCAAACGAGTAGTGAATAAGTAGTTACGCATCTTGAATTGAGTATTGTAGTTCAGGATATCTGCCTCTTCACTGTACTCCTCATAAGCAGAACCAAGACGTGACATTTCACGACCAGCTAACAAATACTTACCCGGAACATATGAACTAGACTGACCATCAGCGATGAACATAGTATAGCACCACAAGTTACCGTCCTGTACAGGAGCACCTTGAATACGTAATTGATATTCTTTGTCATCAAGTACTACAATAGCACCCGGACCAAACCATTTATCTTCTACCCATACTTGGATAGGTGTGTTGCCAATACCAGCCATGATTGTGTCAGCATTAGCAGCAGTAATTTCAGTACCCTGCCATTTTGCAGAGCGAATTGTTACAGCTCTATCGGTATCAATTTCTACATACCATTCATATGTACTTTGATCAATAGTCATTACGTTACCAAGACCACCTGTGATAGCATCAATGGAAGTACCATAAGCACCGTCTTTTGCGGCAAATACGTAAGAAACAATACGTTCTACTTCATACGGTCTTGACAACATTGCTTCTGAAATCTTATTCTCGTCAATAAGATCTGAAAACCATCTACTTTTACCGATCTGTAAATTATTCAGAATTCCGTTATCCATAAATTAATTTATAATCTTTAATTATTGTTTAAACTTCGTGCTGCGATACTCCATATAGAGTTTGATGAACTAGTGTGAATTCTTTTAGTGCCTTTCGTAGCACCTGTTGTCTTTAAACTTTGTTTCAAGGTCTTTATAGCAGAGCTAGTTCCAATTTTTTTTGCAGTATCTAGCAAAGTGTCTCCCTTCATAGTAAAATAGGCAGACTCAATTAAATTTTTTACACTCTTAGAATAGTCTTTCTGATATTGAGTAAGACCATCTGAGTCCGCTTTAAAGATATAATTCAATAAAGCTTTTTTATCCTTTTCAGGAATAGCGATACCTCTGATATCTTTCAGCGATTTAATGTTGGTGACAACGTCATCGACAAATTTTTGTTGGCGCTCGATTCTTGCCTCATTTTGCTTTTCCTGATCAATCAATAGCTGTTCCTTCTTCTTTTCGGTAATCTCCTTCATTAGTTCAAGAGCTTCCTCTGCTTCATCTTCTAGAATACCAGCATCTTCATATTTTTCTAGTTTACTCTGGATTCTCTTCTCACTAAACCCTTTTTCTAACAACAATTCACGAATGATTTGCTTTTGATTACTCTCGATCGAAGTGTCAAAGTTATCAAAATCAATAGCAGTACTAACTTGAAAATAATCTTCTAGTTTACCACCATTACGAACGAATTCATCAATCTTAGCAACCTCTTCACTTGAATACTCTGGAGTTGAATTTTCTTCAATCAAATCCTTGAAGTATTCACATAATTCCTCTACTGTTTTAGGTTTCTGTGATTCTTCATCTTCTTCAAAGTCTAACCCTAATTCCTCAGTAATAGCATCAAAAAAAGCACTAACTTGAATACCTTCATTATCTAACTCTTCCTCTTCAGTAGATGTTTCCTCAACGGTTTCTACTTCCTTAGTTTGTTTAGATTTCTTTTTAGGTTCTTCAACTTCTACTTCCTCTTCCTCTATTTCTGTTTCCTCTTCAGTTTCTTCAGTCTCTTCAACCTCAGTATCTTTTTCCTCTTTAGAAGGATCTATTCCAAATACTTCCTTTACTGAAGGACCTCTGTTAGTTCTTTGTAAACGTTTGATTTCATCATCAGATAGATCATCATTACTTGTACTAAACGTACCTGTTACTAGAGGATTATTTAATGTTTCAGATGACAATGCATCTGCTACTGCTTCCCAACCTAATAGTGTATTACTATTGTTATCCATAATTATATTTAATTAGATTTATTAATGTTTCCATTTAGCGGCGTTCTTGTATACCGCTTTACATAAATTATAAAAAGTATTATTATCAAGATCTGATTTCATTTGATTAATTGCCATACAAACTAATTGAACATTATCTCTAGTATATCCTTTTTTGGAATCTATTCTATCAACACTTACATTAGTAGGTATTCTACCATTATTGAATATATATGTCATAGGTAAATTAGATATAGCACATAGTCCATTTTGTTTACACCATAATTCTCTTAGATAATCTAGTGTAATAGTACATTCTTGACCTTTCTTATTAGATCTTTCTAACACTCCATGATATCTCTCTAATAATATTCTATTCAGATCTTTCTTGCCTCTATTGGCAGCTTTTCTTTTTAAGTATTGCTGTTTCTTACAATCTTTACACCTACGATCTTTTCCATTGCGAAACCAATTGCTAGGAGAATTATCAAAATCTTCTTCTGGTTTATATTTATTACATTTATAACATAATAAATTCCCAACATCATCGTATTGTATAAATTTTGTTCTTAATCTTTTTTCCATCAACCTTTCTTTTTACCACCAAAATTCCTAGCAAAGTTAGCTTTCTTCTTCATAGCTGGACTTGCTTTACTACCTTTCTTTAATACTTTATTTGCATATTCTTGTACACCCATACCAGCTTTCTTAGCTGCAGCTTTAAATGTACCTCTCTTGCTTTTCTTGATATGTATTCCACCATTCTTATAACTTGGTACAGGATATAGTGGGTATACTCCTTCTAACTCTTTCATATTGATTATTTGTTTTCTTGTTCTTCCCCAAAGAATATAGGTAACCCTAATGGAACTGCCCATTCGATTGGAGTAAGATTATTCATTCTATTTACAAAACCTTGTTTATCTGGTCTAATATCATATAGAGTTCGTAATACTGGATTAACCCTATTTGCATATTTGCTACGATAAGATAAATACTCCTCGATCTTATCCTGAGTAATAGGATCTGTCCAGTTGTTAATAAGACCTTCTTTTTGCATACCCCTTTTAAGCTGAATCATGTGAGCTTTATTTTCACTAGGTGTAGTTAAGTATCTATACGTGTTAGGGTTAACATCCATCAAACTCTGTCTTATTTCATTATAACTCATTATGTTGTCTCTATCTAGTAGATACTCCATATAGTTATTCGTAGCATCTGCATTATGTACTCTATTAACTAAAGCATCTGCTAAGTAACTGATTTCATGATTTGCTGTCCCTTCCAGATAATAATCTGGATTAAGACTAATTGTCATATCTTCTATAGTAGGCTGATCTACTTTACCGGTAGTTCTACCATATATAGGATTCCCAGCACTATCATACATTTGTTGATGCTTAACGTACTTACCTCTATTAGCCATATCCTGAAAAGCAATGGCAGATGCAGCTTTCTTATAATTTGTACCATAAGCTTTATCAACCTTTTCAAGAGTTTCTACACTACCATCAGTAGGCATAAATAAATCATTAGTAATCTTACTAAGTTCCTTATCATACTCCTGCATGTTATTATATTTTCTCTTTACTTCGGCAAACTCTTGGTCATAATCAGCTTCAGTTTTAACCTTTTTACCCTTCTTCTTTTTAGTGATTGTAGGAGTAAAAGGCTCAGCATAGGACTCTGCAGTATATGCATCCGTTCCTTCAATTGCTCTTCCTACTTTCTTTTTTATCTTCTTTATAGTTTTACCAACTCCCCAAGGTATTAGATTTAATGCAGCGTCAATAGCAGCTCCAGTATAATCTCCTTTACCTAAATCTTCAATGAAGTTAACTGCATCTTTAATATAACCAGCTGGAGTAATATAAGCTTCTGGTTGAACTGTATTAACTGCACCTGATATTTTCCTTTGTCTTTCAAAGTATTCAGGAGTACCAGTTCTATATTCTGGTGGTAAATCTGCTTTGTTTATGGTTTTACCTTTACCATCTTCATATGTAGGAATAGAATCAAATTGCTCTTTAATATCAAAATATGTAGCATCAGGGTTATTTGCCCTGACACTATCATATATCTGTTTTCTCTCTTTAAGAGATAGATCTTTCCATTTCATACTAGTAATATTTACTTACCTGTCTTACCTGGTTTACCTTTTCCGCCCTTTTTAGAGCCACCTTTACAACTCATATTAATTCCTCCTTATATTTAAAAATGTAACCTTTATGTTGTTTTCTTCCTTCTTTGTGTTGGCAGCATCTTCTAATATGCCCTTGATCACAATTTAGTATTTTTGCAGCTTGATAAGAAGAAACAAATTCTCCAATATACTCTTCATTTAGATTAAATACTAATACTGTTTTACCTTTGTTCCTACCATGTTTAATTTTAGTAAGATTGGCTCTACGATGTTCTGGTATAGTTTTTGTTTCTCCTCCTTCAAGTATATTATAACCATATCTCTTATCATTAGATCTATAATATTTGATATAGTATTTCTCTAAGTTATTAGCTTCTTCTACAGTTAAATTATCTCTTAAGATTTCGTGATGAACGTTTAACCATCCATATTTCAGAATAGCATTGTAAAAATAATTACAATGTTTATAACCATGTCCATTTTTCCATCTTAATAGTGGATTTTGTTTTGTAATACCTATGTATATTTTATTATTAGGCAAGACATGTTTATACACACAATAAGTTTTACATGCCATAATTGTTATCTCCTATTTTTTAGTTTTACTCTCACCTACCACTTTATTCTTAAGAGCAGTTTTAGCCTTAAGTTTCTCTCTATCCATTGCAGCTTTATCTTTCTGAGCTTGCAACTTCTTAGCTTCATCAAGCTTTTTCTTTTCAAGAGCTAGTCTTTCTCGTTCAATTGTAGCTTTAAGTTTCTCAGCTTTTTCAGCTTGTTCAATCTTACGTTTTTCTAACTCTTTCTTATTCTCTTCAGCTCTAGCTTTATTAGCTAAATCCATCTGTTTACTTACAGCATCAGATACAGCTTTTTGTCTAGCTATTTCTTGATTACCAATCTCAATAGGATCAGGTATACCATTCATATCTTGATCCATATTCTCAGATCCTCTATATGCATTCAATTGAGCTACAGTAATCTTAGTAGCATTATCTTGATCAATCTTATATTTTTCAAGATCAAGTTCAGCTTCTTTAAGCATAAGCTCTTGTTCTTTAACTTGATTCTGCATCTGTATTAATTGCTGTTGCTGTTCAGCTTCTTGCTGTTGCATTGCTTGCTGTTGTGATAATCTTTGTTGTTCAAGCTCTTGTAGTTTACTCTTGATTAATGATAGATTATCCATAGTATACATTTCAGCAGCGTCTACTAAACTTGCACCATTCTGCATAGCAGGTTGAATTAATGCTCTAAGTTGTTCAATAGCTTGTACTTCTTTAGTGCTATCCGTTACAAAGATATCGAAATCTTCATAAGGGAAATTATCAGCTAATGTTATGAATGCTCTAGTAGTATCATCAAATATGTAATTTAAATACTGTTTATCACTATCCTTCCATGCAGCTTTAGCAGTATTTAATAGCATAAGCAATGCTTGCCTTTTTACCTGATTATGCATCCAAAATAATGGTTCTGTAATATGTGCAGATTGTATAACTGAACGTTCTACGTTACCTACTAATTCAGTACTAGATATAGCTCCTTGTCTTTGTGGTGTTACTCCAGATAACTCTGAAGCCATCGATTCAATCTTATCTAGTAATTGAATATATTGAGCGATAACATTACCCATAGTAAGATCCCAAGTGGTAAATCCATTAAAATTAGATGGTCTACCTCCTTCCCTGCCTGGAATATCCCATCCTTCATCATATGGGTTAATGAATGCTACTCCTAGTGCACTTAGATAATGCATCCATTTAGCAGTATCAATACCTAAACCTTTTGGTATCTGTGTAACATCCATTACAGGAACTTTACCTTTATCCCTAGCCATTGCTAATTCCATTCTATAGAATGTCGTAATGTACAAATACTGTAGAGGCTTCATAATACTAACTAAAGATTTAGGAGCACTATTAGTATTACTATAGACAATTCCTGTATATGGTAGTCGCTGAGAATTAAGATTTTTACTTGTAATGTATTGGTATTCAATAGGTTGAATTCCAAAGTAAAGATCATCAGCATTATATCCTTCCCATACTTCAATAATCCAATCCCATTCAACATTGACTTCATTACCAGTAGTCTTGTAATACTCATCTACTACAAACTCTTCCTCTTCTCCAGTTTCAGGGTTAACTACAGTAACAAAACCAATCTTTTTAAAAGATTTCCAACATACATGATATACTACTACATCCTCTGCATCTCCATAAGGATTATGATCAGGATACTTACTGTAGATTTTCGTATCAATATGATTCCAATCATCTACCATGTTCTTATCACCTAACCAATTCTTAGCTCCTTTACCATATTGACCAAATTTCTCTAGTAGTTGATTAAGCTGTTTTTCATCAAGTTTATCATAAAACTCATCATATACCTGAGTATATGGCATAAGCATTTTATAACAACACATTGAAGCTTCATGAATAAACTCAATTCCTTCAGCATCATCAAACCAAAAGTTCTTTGGATTAACTCTATTCAAACAAGGCTCCCCATTCCTGATGCCTACATATATTACTTCTTCACCAGCAATTAAACCGTCTTTCCAAGTTTTTACAAACTCGTGATCAATATTTAAAGAGTGTTTTAAATAGTTTAGGGTATGATAAGCAGTAACTTCTGCTACATCTTTATAATCCTTAGTAAGGTATTCCTGTATTTGCTCTGGGGTTTGTATTTCACCAGAAGATAACGCTTCCTCATACCTAGCCTGTTCTTCAGGACCCATTTTAGCCATAATAGATGCTTGAACATAATCAAGCAACATCTGTTTAGCTTTTTCCTGCATTTCACTTGCAGCTGCATCACTAGTCCTACATACTTTAAAATTAAATGGTCTTTTAGTTTCTTCACCAATTAATAAATCAATTTTAGGTCTAATAATGTTATAGTCCTGAGCTACTGCTGGAAAACCATCATCTTGATTAAAAGGATTTGTAACATATTTTAAATCCTTCTCACTGTATACACTATTATATAAATCATAGTATGTTTGCATCTCTTCATCAGTAGGTATCGAACTACCATTACTTAGTTGAGATTGCCCTATGATATAGTCTACACATGTTTTTTTCCATTCTTCACTCTTTTGGCTAAAAGGTATTTTTTGTATAGGAAAGCTATTTACTGTGCGTTCCATATTTTAAAATGAAAATGTTAATATATTTGAATCAAATAATTTATTTGTAGAATCAGAAGTATCTTGTTCAAACCATTTATCTGTGAATATTGGTGTATCAAACAATCTTTGCTTCTTCTCTATTTCTTGTTTTTGTTTTACTTGAGCTGTATATAATTGTTCCCTATATATCATTACTTGCATCAATGCCATTACACGGTCAAAGTTACCTTTATCATTGTATTGTATTAATTCCTCAAGTAATGGTTCTGATAATATAGACTCAAGTCTCATATGACTAGATTCTACTTCTTCCTCTAGCCATTCTTTAATTTTACCTTCTCCCCAAAGTTTAATTTCCTTGTTCATATGACAGCCTTTCCTTCTATTTACTTTGGAGTCTCTTACAATGTCTTTAATAATATCTGGTTGATCTGCTAATAAGTAGTCACAATGTTTATTATTAAAATAAACAAATAAACCTGTATTTTGATTTTCACACATTAATCTTGCATTATAGTACACTAATAGCTTTCTTACATTTTCATAAAACTCTTCTGATGTTTTTGGTCTACCAGTATATTCGGCAACTATGATATCACTGTATGATTCAAAATTCTGTATACGTTTGTATATGAATACTGATCCTAGTGAGTTAGTGCCAGATTGATCGTGGTCATAAGGGTCACATCCTGCTATATATAAACCTATAGGTGTTTCAGGACATGGATGTTCCCATATTACTATAGATCCTTCAGGATTTGCTTCTTTTGGTAATGGGAATTGCGTAATATCACCTGTCTTTTTAATACTCCATTTTACAGTACCACCATCCCAAGTAAGATCACCTATTTGTTTATGATTTTGTAATTTCTTATTGGTTCTAATACGAGCTAATTGTTTTTGTAATTCCCTTTTAGGGAATATATTACCTGTTAACTCTGTAAATGCTTCTGCAGGAGTTTCAGCATGCTCAGCTACATATCTATCAATAGCTTGCATTGTTTTTGCATTCTTAAGCTCTTGCTCTCTTAATGATAATATATATTTCCTTGATGCTTCATGATTAGTGTTACCATCATTATCCATAAACATACGATTTCCATTTTCATCTCTTGAATCTAGATTAGTATGTTGTGGAATAAAGAACCCACAGTATTTTCCACCTATTGCACAATCATCCCATATATTAGGGAAACCTAAGCAGTTATAAGATTCAGGATCATAAAAAGCTTCACGTAATGGAGCTACTGCATCACCTTGGTCACCACCAGTACCAAACATAATCATAAGTCCAAATGCCACACCATCATGTTCTACGGATGGTCTTGCAATCTGCCATGCAGCTTTTAGTTCAACAAATGTACCTGCCTCTTCCCAGAGTATGAGTATACCTCTTTTACCACGTACCGCATCTGGGTTATCTTTTAGAGATACACCAATGATTTCAGATTTATAACCTGCTTCAGTTTTATTACCATAATCATCAGTAACCCACATAGATGCTCTACGTCTCATAGATGTATTTACTGCTTGACGTTTTTTACCCCATGCTGTATATTCATCAATAAAATCCATATAATCCCAAGCCTTGGTAAGGATACCATCATCTGTAAGATATTGTTTATTTGATGCATATACATATGATTTTGATTCTGGTATAAGGAAGAAATTACGACAAAGCATAGCACCACCTTTATATGAATAACCCTTACGCCTAGCTTTTGCTACACATAAGTGTTTACCTTGTTCTTGTGCTTCCTCTATTGCTTGAAAGTAATAATAATCATAATCATAGAAATCTGGGAATGTACGTTCACTAACAGATTTCCATTCTTTTAAACCAGTTTTCCTATTAGTTACTTCCCTATATACTTGTCTTACTATGGGACAATAATTTAAATAAAAATAATGATAACCTGTTATAAAGTCACCATCTTCTGCAGTATAACCATATATACATTTTTCTACTTCTTGATCCCAAAAGCTATAGTATTCAGTTGTGCCTTTAGGGTAAGCACAATAAGAGCCAGTACTGATAAAGTTTAATGCAGGCTGACGAAATTTATCAGAGTTTTTGATCTTCTTATTAAAGTCTATCATACTTTAGGGTATTATATAATAATACCCCACACCTTTTGAGTATGGGGTAATTTTTAATTATTGCTATTTTTGATTTTCTTATTGAAATCAATCATAATTGTTATCGATTAAACCACTGTTTGATCTTTAAACCTAGTCTCTTATACCAAGGTGCTTTAGTTGGTTTAAGATCCATAGATTTTGAATAAGCTTCTTTCTTTTCTCTATATGCAATTTCTTCAGCCAATTCGATTTCTTTTCTATCCTCATTCTCATGAGCTGGGCCAAAATCAATAATCAAATCGAACGGTTTCTCTTCAACTTTAACTAGTTTAGCCTTACTTGTTTTCTTTGTGCTAGTAGTTTTCTTTTCCTTAGTCATAGTTCTTAATTTTTAACACTGCCTGTAACGGCAGTTAGTTTTATTTTGTTTCAAATTGTATTACTTATCGTACAGCTTGTCTATTTGATAGCTCATATGGATTAACTTCTACTCCACCTCTAACTCTACTACTTGCCATCTCTTCAGATCTCACAGCAGTTTCTAATGCATCAAGAGATTTAATAGTGTTACCAAGTTTTTCCATACCTGCTAATATTAATTGGACTTTCTTATCATCTAATTCATCTTGTAAAGATTCTGCATAATATCTAGATACACTATCTAATTTAAGTCTTGCGTTCTTAAGTAGTCCTAATATTAGGGTTTCATTAAAGTTAATGTATGCTTGTTCTGCCTCTAATACCTCTACTGGTAACTTATAATTAGCATCTCCAAATAGTTCTTTCCTGAGTCTAGGTCCTATCTCTTCAGGACTCATACTTTGGACATATGGACTATCATATTTATTCTTGAGTACGATATAACTTATTTGTTTAGTGGCTGTTTCTTTATCTGCTTTATCAGCATCCCATAACTTTTTAAAGCATGGGATACCTAAAGCATCATTGTGAATAATTACTTTACCACCAAGTATGTCGAATAGTTTCATCAGTATAATTAACAATCGCTAGGACTACATGCTTCACAACATTTACTATTCCTATTTTTCTCGTATTCGAGATTCCGCTTAAAGTTGTTATATAATTCTTCACTCTTTATGATAGCAATCTCTCTATCATCATCACTTCTCTTATAAGAAGCATACAGAACAAGAACAATATCCCCAGCCTTTACATCATACTCCTTACCATTAAATTTAAGGACACCACCTTCTTCAATTACCCAAGCCCAGTCGATATTTAAATAATGATTACGAACAGAACTAACACTATTAAGGTCATTATCCTTTACTACTAAAAGAGCGCTGTTACCAGCATAAATATATGTATTCATATTAATCTAAATTTATTTTAATGTATCTATTTCTATAATGTCTGTTCAATGCATCTACTGCTTCTTGTTTAGTATAAAATGCATTAACATACTCTGGGTTTTTACTGTACTGATTGATTATCTCCCTCAGTTGCTCCGCTTTCTCGTCCCTGTTCTGCATTCTCATTTTCCTCTTTTTTATCAGTTGAACCAAATCCACCACCACGATCTTCACCTGCTAATTCCTCTACAATTACAGGCTCCATCTTCGGATAAGGCATTACTACTAACTGAGCAATCTTTTCACCTGGCTGATATATTGTAGGAAGAGCATCTGTAGTAATCTTGAATTTAACAAGAATCTCACCTTTATAGTCACAATCTATAATACCTACTGCATTACACATTGACATAGACTTCTGAGAAACCGATGATCTCATAAAGATCAAACCCATATAACCTTCAGGAATCTCTACGGATAATCCTGTATGATATACTAATACTAACTTACCACTCTTATCAAATTCCTGAGTAAAGGAGATTGCTGTTAAATCTAAACCAGCATCGTTAGGGTTAGCATAACTAGGTAATACTGCGTCTTCTTGTAATTTCTTAAATTTTAATTCCATATTATTTTCTTACTATATTGTGTCCTAATATTATTTCTGTTGCTTGTGCTGCTAAGTTTGCAGCATAATCTTCTGCAAATTGACTACGATTCGTGTCCTGTAGTATCTGTCTCAGATACAGCAGTATCACTTGTTGATTCAGTAGTATCTTGTCTAGTTTTTCTTCCATGCTTTGCATAGTATAATAATGCAATACTATTCCATGCTACTGCTGCTTCATGCCTTACTTTAGTTTCTGGATCAAATTCTTCATAAGTAGAAGCGTATAAGTGTCTTAATAATGCACCTTTATATCTTTCATAACCATTCTCTAGATTCTGCCAATTATTGTCACCATACTTCTTAGCACCTTCTGTATATACTCTTGCAATGTCCTCAAGACAATCTAACGGTATTAATTCCCATCTAGTCTTATCGTCTAATTTATCATTCTTCATACCCATCTGGTCTTGGCATTTCTTCGATTCGTATTGCATCTATTTCAGTTTTATTTTCAATTATTGCTTTAACAATTCTATGATAACCATCACATATTCTACCTAAATGATCAATTAGTATTGGGTGACTCAAATCCGTGTCTTGTATCCTTTTACTATGCCAAATTATATCATCTAAGTTATTTATCTCCCAAGGTAAATGATCTAGGTTTACTCCAGCTAATGGTAATTTAAATACAGGATAGTTCTTTTCTTTCACCCAAGAAACTAAGTTTGAAGCTGCCCATATCTTCCCATCTGCTGTATATCTATTCTCTGCTAAACCTTGTTTAGGATACGTTACTATTGGATTTTTTGGTTCTTTCTTTGCAAACATATTTCTTTTTTAATTTAATCTTAAACAAATAACTAAACATAATTGGCTTAATATCTTTCTCATCTGAAATTGTATTTTGAGCAAATTTGAAAGGATGATTGCAAATTACTTCTACTACTTGATAAGGTATATTATATTTATGTGATAACTCTGTATAGATACTTGTTTTATTTTGCTGGACCATAAGTTACTTTATAGTACCTATTATTAATTATATTATCCAGAGTAAGAGAAGACATATCAAATGTCTCAGGTCTAACACTATTAGCTGCGATACCTATTTTATCTAATACTGATGTTGTATTATCAGATGAAGCATATACTATAGAGTTTAAAAAAGCAGTTTCAACTTTAGAGTACTGTTTTCTAGGTTCTAGTATGACTACTTCAGATTCCTTACTAAAAGGTTCTTCACTAATACCGTATAAGATGGTTTGTGTATCGCGAATTAATATGCCATTATTGTATGGTAGATTCTTACCAATAAGTTTATACCACCATCTTTTTAATTTACCATAACTCTTCCATAGCATTATTGAACCAGGTCTAATTACTAATTGTCTCATCATTTATCCTAATTATAATTGTTACTTGAACCCTGTCTCCAATGATCTCTGGTATTAGAGCTTTATTGACACTTAATTCATCTTCGGCTGGACCTGCTACTAGAATACCTTTTTGTTTAAAGGACTTGATATATCTACTTAAATTATCCTTAGTAATACCTAAGGTATTTATGATATGTTTCCTATTAGCTCTATTGGCTATATTCTTATTCTCATTTGGTTGTTTATCATAGTTAAGATCGAGTCTAATGAACTCTGCCATTAATTCTAGTTCTCTGTCCGTAAGCCGAAGAATACCATTAAGTGAAATTAGAAACTCTGTAACAAGATCATTTTTGTTTACAGATTTTACTAATTTATTCATTTGTCTTATCTACGTCTAAGATTTGTTTAACTGCCTTAATGAACTTCAGTAAGTTATAATTTACTGTTTCAGATTCAACTTTTACACAAGGTTGAATTTTACCATTTTTATAATCATCATTAACCTTCTGAATATTGTCCTGATACTTCTTAGTGCAATCATCTAAAAAAGCTTCAAGTGCAATCAATTTTAATTCTGCATTAGACGGGATATATTCTTCTTCTGTATTAGTTTCATCTTCAATTTCTTCACCCCATTCTTTTAGGTTACCACCATTAAGAAGTTCTAATACATAATTTGCAGTAATCATCATGTAACGTGAGTTAGTGTACTTATCATTACTATTTGTACTCTCCATTACATACTCAATACCATCTTCTGTTTTAAAGACATCATCTCTCTTTGCACAACCAAAAGGCTTAACTACTTTATATTCTGTTCTCATATTCCTTATTATTTTTTAATAATTACTAGTGCTAATTTAATCCATTTGTTTATGTCAAATTCTGGATCTGACTCTTGCACTACTCTGTCTCCAATTGCATATTGCTTAGGTTGGGTTACTAAACCCATAAAATTCATAGCTTCATTCTGCGTAAGAACTACCTCGGTAGCTCCTTCTTTTGAAGGACTGTTAAGATCCTCTGGAATGAATACTTTAACAGTACCATCTTGTTGAAACTTAACAAACTCTGAATATTTACCTAAAAGATTATTTATCATTTGTTGAATCATGACTATATAACGGACCTTATTTAATTTTGTTGTATATTTTATGCAATAAAAAAGCCTATAGTGATTAACTATAGGCTTATATTAAAAATCCAACTAAATCTACTAAGCATTGCTTTTCTTAATAAAAGCTACTACATTGTATGGATTCACTAATTGGCTATCTTTAAACAAGTCAAAATAAGCAGCTGCTTTAGCAGGGAAAGCTATGGTATCACCTACTTCTGGATGATTATTTTTGTCTTGCCATTCATAACCTGAAGGAATTGCTAGAACAATGCCTTTTCTAAATGTTGTTGGTACTTTCTTTACTTCAGTTTTAGTGTCATATTTATCAACACCATCTTTGTCTTTTGTTCCTGTCGCAACAGGTTCAGTAATCTCTTTCTCTACGTATTCAACTGGTAACGGTTTGATCAGAATATCCCGAGTAAACTCGAACTTTAACGCTTTCTGAATATCATCGATGATCATCTTCTCATCTACTTGTACCGAACTATCATTATTTGTATTCTCTGCCATAACTTAAATTTTTCTACTATAACGTTTGTTAGTATTAAATGTTCTATTTTTATTTCCTTTCATGAAAAATAACGCCGCCTGTGCAGCATACTTTCTTTGCTATGGATGGACAAATTTCCATGTTATAGAAACAACAGCCATCACACCATCCCTGAGGCTGCTTTTCCATGTTATAAACTTTTCCATCAACTCTGATATACCCTTCTTCAAGGGCTTTATAAGCTTCTGGTTCTCCCATATTATTTGTAATAATATTTGTTATGTTCTTCAGCCTTTTGTTCAACAGTACGCTCCATGATTATTTCTTTAATCCAAATTAAAGCAGCCTCAAATCCTGCTTTAAATGCAGATTCTTTTAACCCTTCCATCTCTTCACACCATTGTTCAAATGCTTCACAAGATTCTTTGTCTTGATACCTTTCAATCTCGTCAATTAAATATTGTCTAAACATATTTTGATCCTTTCTTTTGATTAATAATTATACTGATCGTCGTCATCAGTAGGATCTAATGCATCCTCGAATTCATTAAAAAAGTAAAAGTCGTCATCCATAATACTATTATTATATATTTATATTTTATATCCAGAGTAGGAGTATATATTTCTTACTATACTACTATATACTACCCTACAAGTATGTGTAGTAACGTTACAGTATTCATTTTTGTTCTATTGTTTACTCTAGATTAATGATTTTTCTTAGGTCTTAATAGATGATTTTTATTAAAAATGCACGGCAAATAGCAGTGTTTACAACCATTATCCTCTACAGTTCTATCACATTCCCTAGCTTTTCGTTTGTAGAAAAACCACCTAACAATCCATGTTGGTAACTTATAAAGATCAAAATTTTTTAACATTATTTATAATTATTTAACATATTTACGAAACTTTCGTAGATAACTCATTAACATAATTTAACTATTTTTAACATATTTTATAACCCAAAAGGGTTAATAATTCATAAAATTTGTTAATATCCCTAAAATATAATGAATATGAAATCATCATGTGAGCCATACCTTCCTCCATAGGATTCATTAATCTCAGATCTGATACTTTCAAAGCTTTAGTACCATCAGCGCAATCCCGTTCACTTACTCTAGCCCTTAACAGCTCAAAGTCACTAAATTCATAATAGAGTTGATCATCTCTAATTTCAAACCCTTTATCTTTTAATTCTTGTTCAAATATCATAATATTAAGTTTTTAATGATAACGTATATAAGAGGGTATTGTTATAAAAATTTTATAAAATAAAAAATTAGGGGATATAATTGTGAGTGTAGAGAGTAGTATATATATTGTATTATATAGATTTGAGTGTAGAAACTAGTATATACAAACCCCCTCCCCCATCATGCATCAAGGAAACACCCCCGGTACTTATGCATCAAATCAATTTATCTATCAGCTGATTGTGATTAATCAAGCAGTTACAACGGAAGGCGGTTGTAATGTAGAACTACTGCTGAGGGGCAGACAGCCGAGACGACTATGAAGTGTACGATCATGAGTCTAGAAGCTAAGCAAGCAGAGAACGGTAATTGGTACGTGAACATCCTAGCACAGCCAGAAGGTGATCCGTTTGCTGAGGAGTTGAAGTATCGTATGTGGTGTAGCGAAACACTAGCTAACAAGCTAGCTGCTAACGCACCTGAGACTATCGAACTCCAGAAGGTACGTGTAGAGGTTACTCCGTACCAGAAGGTATCTGAGGACGGTTCAATCTCAGAGAACGTATTCACCAGTCTGTCTGTTGTATGCAGACAGTTCAAGGGAGAGTACGTAGACGAACCCCAAGCGATGGCAGACAAGCTACGCAGGAATCTGCTGCGTGATGGGCTTATCGTAGAGGTAGACGTAGACCCGTACGAGGGAGCTACAGGTGATCTACCAAACTAAAAGGGAAGAGCTTCGGCTCTTTCCTTTTTTGTTCCACCATGCACCAAGTTTATTTCCCTCTTAGCCGATTGTGAAGGTATATTGTGTTTATATTTTCATAGCGTCCTATAGTTTAATTTAGACTATAGGTTTCGGTGAAGGTTCTAACTGAGTAATGCGTATCAGAACCAACAAAAAACTAATAACTTCCCAAGACGTTGTGGGACACCAGTTTCTTATCTTTCTGTATATCTAATTATGTACCCGAAAAACCGGTTGTTTAGTGTATGTTAGAGTAATACTAACGAATCAGTACTGACATCACGAACGTAATGGCATAGCCTGATAGGCTTACTAATTATTTATAGCCAAATGATAAGTTTTAGGTGTAATTTGATTATTAATCAATAAAATCATATATTATGTTAGTAGTAATAAGATGTTTTAATCGTATGCCTCCATTAGTAGTAGAAACATTTGAAGGGCATGATGAACAAACACAGAAGGATGCTAATGAGTTAGCAGCTATCCTAAGTAGGAAGAATAAGTGTGAGTATAAAGTACTCATTGATCTTTCTTGTGTTGCTGTTATACACGATTCAAAGGAGTAGGCTATAGCCTATTTTCCTTTCTTACAATGCACCAAGTCAAATTTCCTTTTTAGCATATTGTGAGGAGTATAGGATACTGCTGTGATTTATGTGTATGTAATTGATAAGAGTGAGTTTGTAAGTTTGAGAATACTTTACTCTCTCTCTTTAGTCTGCCCTAATCACATTTGCTTAAACTACATTTGACGCGTACATATAATATATAGCGTATCCTTATTCTTTACATAAATAATCAAACAATTAAACAATCAAACAATTAAGGAGGACAAACAAATGAAATGTATTATTATTGGACACGAATTTGCAGAGGCAAACACAGGTAACTTGTATTGCAAACTAGAAGTAAGACCTGCAAATGATGAGTGGGCTGCATCTTTCAACTATGTAATGTTTATTACAGAAGCAATGAAAGAAGCCTTAGAAGCCAGATTTCCTAAAGAGATATATCTGCAGGAAATACGTATGCAGACACCTGAGCCATTTAACAGAGTATGGGCTACAGATGGTAACAATCACATGCAAGGTGAGATAGTCTGCAATGCTAAAGGTGATCCTATCGTATTTAATGACATCAAAGTCGTAATACGTACATTACCTGATGGCACACCTGCTAGAGGTGAAGATGCTGAAAAGCTACTAGAATCTAGCTGGCGTAGGGGTATTGAGAATGGTACTATCTTACCAATTGGTGAAGGTACAGATGTACCAGATAACAATATTGGACAAACTGTAGGAGGAGCAGATGCATTTGCTGGTGCTCAATCAGCTGGAGATCCAGAGGGCCTAGAGACATCTCAACCAGATCCACTACCTACAGGTAACGTTGTAGTGCCGGGTAACCGACCACAACGACCACAGCAACAAGCTGGAATCAGAGTACCTAGAGTGTAACAGGGATTTGCCGGGTAACCGGCAGACCTGTTTTAACAAAAACTCCCGAACATCTGCATATGATGTTTTGGGTTAATTAATATTATTAACTTTTAAAAACATTCATCATGGAAGGAAAAGATGAAAACAAGCCAAAGATTGTGTATTTTATTTTAGCAGTGTTTATTCATGCTAACGTGTTTCTACCATTCCTATCTGAAAAGACAGGAGTGCATGGAGCATTCATATTGTGTGATATAATACTTGCTATTATAGCATATAATCTAGCGGCTCGTAACTAGGGAGTTGGGGGTGGGTGAAAACTCACCCCTTTTTATTAGTATCAAACAAAAAATCAATACAATGAAAGTTACATTCAATTTTAAAAAGTCTACCTGTAGGCTTAACTGGATAAAAATACTGAAAGTAGTCTTTGGGTTTAATTTAAAAGAAGCTAAAGCTATTGTAGACTCTGGGAGTTATGTACATATAGTAGATGGTTTAAATAATCCTATAGATATGCAACAATATTTCGTTGATCTTCTTATTAGGATAGATTCTGTATGTATATCTACCTTAGACGCAGATCAAAGAAAGGTTGAACTTAGAGACGTAATATCTCTTTCTATATTTGACAAGGAAGAGAATGTGCCTAGCAATACTCCAGCCGTACAAACAATAAATGTACAAGATTTGGATATTGTAAAGATAGGCTCAGTATATATCCTTACTCAGGAAAGATATGAGAAGCTACTAAAAGCTGAACAAACATTATCAAAGATAAAAACAGTACTTTATGAATAAAAGACGACAATATCACAAATCAAATTGTGATTCTACAGTACGAGCAATCGTAACAGATGCACTAGGACGTAAAGTTATCCTAGTTGGAAAGCACGCTTTCGAATGGT